TTGTTATATTATTTAAAACGTAGAGGTTATAGAAAGTTTTCTATAAATAGACCCGACAAAGCTTTTAATAAATTATCTGTTACTGAAAAAGAAATTGGAGGGATGCCAAACTCAAGCGAAGATATTAAACAAGCACACGCAGCCGCAATAGAATCCTATATACAAAAGTATGTTGGTTTACAAGAAGACGGCTCATACGGACAAATGTATTTTAATGGTACACTGAACGATTGGGCTAAATTTGATTTATCTAAAAGAACCAAGTTTGATGCTGCAATAAGTTCTGGGCTTGCTGTTATGGCGTGCAATAGACATATGTACACCCCCAACCAAGAAAGAAAAAAACTAAATCTAAGTTTTAATATAGCTAAATATAAAAACGAAGGTGTAAAATCAAAACTAATAAAAAATTATGGCTGAATCCGTTTCAAAGAGTCATTTTCCAAGTCAAGCGCTTAGTGATGTAGAAAAAGCTGGCTCAGAGTTTGGGCTAAGTGTAGCTAAAGCAATTGAACATGAATGGTTTAAAAGAGATTCATCGGGTAATCGTTTTTATATCAATCAAAATTCTTACCATAAATTAAGATTGTATGCACGTGGTGAGCAATCAGTGCAGAAATATAAAGATGAATTATCTATTAATGGTGATTTGTCTTATCTTAATCTAGATTGGAAGCCGGTTCCTATTATACCTAAATTCGTAGATATAGTGGTGAACGGTATGGCTAACAGAACTTACGACATAAAAGCATACTCGCAAGATCCGTTTGGTGTTGAAAAACGCACGAAGTACATGGAAAGCATACTCCGTGACATGCAGGCCAAAGAACTTGATAGCTATATTCAGCAAGAGTTTGGTATGAATACGCAAGAAAGCGGGTTATCGGATCTGCCTGCTAACCAAGACGAGCTGGATCTTCACATGCAACTCGGCTATAAAGAAGCTATAGAAATTGCAGAAGAGCAAGCTATCACTGTTACTTTTGAAAAAAATAGATACGAGCTTACTAAAAAACGTTTTTATTACGATCTAGCAGTATTAGGTATAGCTGCTGTAAAGACAACGTACACAGACTCTGAAGGTATTAAAATAGATTATGTTGATCCTACTAATTTAGTTTATTCGTATACGGAGTCACCTTACTTTGAGGACATATACTACGTAGGCGAAATAAAAACAATACCTTTAAACGAATTAAAAAAGCAATTTCCTAATCTAACTAACGAAGAATTGGAAAAGCTAAACTCTAAAGGATATTCAAACTATAAGTCATACAATAAGTTCAACCCCGACTCTAATAGAAGCGATATGAACACTGTTGACGTGTTATATTTTAATTATAAAACATTTCATAACGAAATTTATAAATTAAAGAATACCGCTACAGGCGCTGAAAAAATTATAGTAAAAGACGAAAGCTTTAATCCGCCTACAGATCCAAGGGCTAGATTTGAAAGGTTAGCTAGAAACATAGAGGTTCTTTACGAAGGTGCTTATATTCCTGGGGCGAATGTATTGCTAAAGTGGAGTCTTTGCGAAAACATGGTACGTCCTAAAAGTGATGCTACAAAGGTTAGAATGAATTATTCTATTGTAGCGCCTAGAATGTATAATGGACGTGTTGAGTCATTAGTAAGCCGTATAACTACTTTTGCTGATATGATACAGCTTACTCACTTGAAGCTGCAGCAGGTTATGTCTAGGGTAGTACCAGATGGTGTTTATTTAGATGCTGATGGTCTTGCTGAAATAGACTTAGGCAACGGGACGAATTACAATCCGCAGGAGGCATTAAACATGTTTTTCCAAACAGGATCTGTAATTGGTAGATCTTTTACGTCTGACGGCGATATGAATCCAGGCAAAATACCTATTCAAGAAATTAATTCAAATGGTGGTAGTAATAAGATAGCTTCGCTTGTAAGTACATACAACTATTACCTACAAATGATGAGAGACGCTACCGGTCTTAACGAAGCAAGAGACGGTACAGCTCCTGATCCAAAAGCGTTGGTAGGTGTGCAAAAGCTTGCGGCTGCAAATAGTAATACAGCTACAAGGCACATATTGCAAAGTGGATTGTTTTTGACGGCAGAAACAGCTGAAAAGATATCGCTACGTATTGCTGATGTAATTGAATACTCACCAGCTAAAGAAGCGTTTGTGCAGTCTATCGGTATTCACAATGTAGCAACTCTTTCTGAACTCAGTGAATTGCATTTGCATGATTTTGGTATATTTATTGATTTGATGCCGGATGAGGAAGAAGCGCAAAAGCTTGAAAACAATATACAAGCCGCTCTTAGTGGCGGAATGATTGATTTAGAAGACGCTATTGATTTAAGAGAAATTAAGAACGTGCAGCTGGCCAATCAAATGCTTAAAGTGCGTAGAAAGAAAAAGCTTGAAAACGATCAAAGAATGCAGCAGCAAAATATTCAAGCGCAATCACAGGCTAACGCACAAGCGCAGCAGGTGGCTGCTCAAGCTGAAATTCAAAAGCAACAGGCTTTAACATCTCAAAAGGCTGAGCTCGCACAGTTAGAGTCACAACTTGAAATGCAAAGACTTGCTAATGAGGCGCAGCTTAAGAAAGATTTAATGCAGCTTGAATTCCAAATGAACATGCAGTTGAAGGGAATTGAAATTGAAACTGCAAAGACTGCAATTAAAGAAAAGGAAGATCGTAAAGACGAGCGAACTAAAATACAAGCATCGCAGCAGAGCGAGCTTATAAATCAAAGAAAAAATAATTTACCACCAAAAGTATTTGAATCTGCAGGAAATGATATACTTAGCGGTGATTTTGACTTAGGTTCTTTTGAACCCAAGTAATGTATAGTGTATAATCTTATAATATTTTATTATGTCTGAAAAAATTGAAGCAAAAGTTGTAGATAGCGAAGAGCTATCAATACAAGAAAAAGAACAGCTGGTGCAGGAAAAAGCAGGCGCTACATTTGAAGATGGCGTCCACAAGGTTGATTTAACTCAGCCGCCTGTTAGTGAGCAAAAACAAGAACAAGAAAATGCCGTTCAAGAACAAGAGCCAGAGGGCAGCGTGCCACGCGGAAGCGAATCGGCTGAAGAAGCAGGGGAAAAAACCGAAGTGGAACTGCAAGAAGTACGACAAGAAGAGGTAAAAGAAGAAACTGAAGAAGTAGTTTTAGAAGAACTTCCAGCGCAAGAAGAGCAAGAAGAAACTATTAAAGAAGTTGAAGACCTTGCTGAAAAAGTTGAAGAAGCATTTCAAAAAGAAGAGGAGCAAGGCCTAGAGCTTCCTGAAAATATTCAAAAAGTTGTTGATTTTATAAATGAAACAGGTGGTACACTTGAGGATTACGTAGCACTAAATAAAGATTACTCTAGTGCTGATGATCTTGCGTTACTTAGAGAATACTATCAACAATCAAAACCACATCTATCATCTGAAGAAATTGATTTTCTTATTGAAGATAAATTTACATTTGACGAAGATGTTGACGATGAAAGAGACGTTAAAAGGAAAAAGTTAGCATTCAAGGAAGAGGTGGCGGGTGCCAAATCTCAGCTTGAGGGGCTAAAAAACAAATACTATGAAGAAATCAAAGGTGGATCTAGATTAACACAAGATCAACAACAAGCCGTTGATTTTTTTAATAGATATAACGCAGAAAACGAAGAAACATCAAAGCAAGCTGAAAAACAAAAGAGTGTATTTTTACAAAAAACCGAGCAAGTTTTTAATGACCAATTCAAAGGTTTTGAATACAAGGTCGGAGACAAGCGATATAGGTTTAATGTAAAAGATACAGCCGAGGTAAAAACAGAACAAAGCGACATTAATAATTTCATTAGAAAGTTTCTAAATGAGGATAATACTATGAATGACGCTAAAAGTTACCACAAGTCTTTATTTACAGCTATGAATGCTGATGCAATTGCAAATCACTTTTATGAGCAGGGTAAAGCTGATGCAACTAAAAGTAACATGAAAAAAGCAAAGAACATTAACATGGATCCGAGAGGGGTTCATACAAAAAGTAATGATCCGAGTGGTTTCAAAGCAAGAGC